CACGGGAACGAGTGAAGTTATGGAGCCATCGTTAAAAGGAACATAGTCAGTTCCGACGTAGTTCCAAGCCATTGTGTATGTCGTGCCTGCTGTCAGTTGCACCTCACGAGTTATCCATGCCGCGTCTGTCGGTGTACCTCCGCCATTGCCAGATGCTTGCGCCTGCGATGTAAGCATGTTTTTAATTTCTGTTACCGAGCCAGCCGAAAGACTTAAAGCACTTACCGCTTGGTCAAAAGTTTGTTCACCTTTGGGTTGAAGTAGAACAGCGTTTGTTCCGTTATTGGGTGAGAATGTCAAACTTCCAGAAGCAACCGCTGGTGCGTAATACTCGCTGGACGGGCTTCCAACAGCACCCCTAGAACCGTGAGTGAAAGTCCGAGAACCAGTAAAAATGGTTACACCACTACCGTTACCAGTGATGGTGTTGCCCAATGTCCCAGACTGGCTTCCCTTGCTCCAGCCCGTAAAGGTTCCGTCCTCGAATCCAGCATTAGGGAAAGAATCAGCCCGAACCGGCGAAGAGAAGCCAAAAATTGACAGAAGAAGGAAGAACACCGAAGGTACGGCCATGATGGCTGCGGGCTTGTTAAAGCGACGACGACTACGGAACATTTAGCCTCCAGAAAAAATACCTCCAATTCTAGCATTTTTTGGTTCTTATTTTTAAAACCAAATAAATCAAGTGTTAACAAATTTGTCTTTCCTTGTCAAAGTTGTTAATGGGGTAAGATTTATCAAACTCATTTTTTATAAGGAGAGCGCATGGCCGGCGCAGGCATAAGACTTTTTGAAGCTGGATCAATTTTGACGGCTAACCAAGTGAACACGTACCTGATGGATCAGGTTGTTGCTCGTTTTGCAACTGCCGTAGCAAGAGATGCCGCTTTTGGTTCTCCTGGTCAGCCAGCTCTAGCAGAAGGGCGACTTTGCTACCTTGACTCAACAAACAAGGTTTATATCTACACAGGAAGCGCGTGGGAGGAAATTGGCTCCCAGATAGAAGCTGGAGAAGTAGGCGAAACAGAACTGGCCAACAACGCTGTTACCAGCGCAAAAATTGCAAATGGAACGATTTTGAATGAGGACATTAGTTCAAGCGCTTCAATTGCACTATCTAAACTGGCAACTGGCGCACTTCCAACTGACATAACTGTTGCTTCAGCAAACATAGTCAATGGAACTATTGTCGATGCTGACATCAGTTCGTCAGCTGCAATAGCTGACACAAAACTAGCGACAATCTCAACCGCCAGTAAAGTATCAAATTCTGCTACAACGGCTACGTCGGCAAATACAAACTCGGCAATTGTTGCACGTGACTCTTCTGGAAATTTCGTAGCAGGCAAGGCAACTCTTTCAACAGTGGATGTTGCAACAGTCATAGAGACAGCAACAATAAGTGCATCCGCGGCAACTGGAACAATAAACATAGACTTCAGCACAAATCCAACCGTTTACTACACTGTTTCGGCAACAAATGATTGGACAATAAATATTCGTGGTACTTCAGGAACCACATTGAATAGCGTTCTGTCAACTGGTCAAATTGCTACAGTTACTTTTCTTGCAACAATAGGCGCAACACAAAAAAGACCAACAGTATTTCAGGTTGATGGATCCGCTGTCACACCCAAGTGGATGGGTGGAACTGCACCAACTTCTGGCAATGCTAGTTCTATTGATGTGTATACAATTACAGTCATAAAAACTGGCAATGCCGCATTTACCATGCTTGCGGGTCAGACTAGATTCGCATAATAAGACATGCCTTTTCTAAATCGTATTGGCAGTGGTGCAATCAATAAATTTGGTTTCCGTTTAACTTTTGCCCCCGGAATACCAACTTTAGTAACAGCAAGTCTCCCATCAACATATGGGAATACAACTGCCTCAGTTAGCTGGACGGCCCCATTAACTCTCGGTAGCCCATTATTTAATGACTACAGTATTCAGTATTCAAGCAATGGTGGATCAACTTGGACAACATTTACGCATGCTGCTTCCATAGCTACATCAATAACCGTAACTGGATTGACCAATGGAACTGAATACATATTTAGGGTTGCGGCTGCAAACATAATTGGAATTGGTGTATATTCTTCGTCTTCGAACGCGGTTACTCCTCTATACGGAAAACTGCCAACCCCGATTGTGTCAGATATTGCGGAAACAACATCTACCGTCCCTCTGTGCTACGACAACTACGATGCTTCGTACACATATAACTATTACAACTATAATTTTGCTCCTAACGATATTTCTGGATCGTGTCAAGGTTGGACAGGTCTTGGATACGATCAATTTAGAGAAACTTACGTTTACGTTTCTAAAGCTGGTTGGGCTAATTCTGACTCCATTTATCTATCTGAAACCTCACAACCAGAGCCACCACCATCTTTCCCTGTAGACCCAGGTTTCCCTGTAGACCCAGGATTCCCTATAGATCCAGGATTCCCTATAGACCCAGGATTCCCTGTGTGTCCGGATTGCGACGGAAAACCATGCTGCGGATCATGCTTCCCAGATCCGAAGAGCGGATCAAACCCTCCAGTATGTATATAATCGATCTAATATCTACAAAATCAATAAAAATAAGAAAGGATTACATAAATTATGAGTAGCACAGATTGGGAACCCATAACCCCAAACCTCGATACGACCGAGGACGTATGGTTGCAGTGGTGGTTTAACATGGAGCAAAAGTGGGGGGAAATAGGAACCCCAGGTATTTCTAGGATATCAAGCCCTGTAAGGTGGGAGAGGGTTTTTGGGCATAACGAATTTGAAAACGTAGAGTGGTATTTTTACAGAGATGAAGAAGGTCACTTGCTCGCCGTCTATGCGTATTTCATGCGTGATGGTCAGCCAAAACCCTTTATCCTGAACACACACCCCGACCACATGCGAAAAGGAATTGCAACAGCGCTGGTCGATAGGTCGCTTGATGATTTCGGACCTGGTTTTGATTTTAAAGAAAATACTAAAAACATGGACGTTTCAGAATCTGCTGCAAATTGGGGAAATAAATATATAAAAAACAAACTTGGAATTGAAACAACTTAGTAGCAAGAAGGATTTTAAAATGACCGCATGGGAAGAGTACAAGAAAAAGCGAGCACAAGATCTTCAGGGTGGCGCTCAAGTTAGACCTACTGATTTGTTAAATAGAAATAATCACACAGGTGATGATGTCGCCGATGCAAGAATGGCAATATGTTACGAGTGCCCAAGCTTGATACAAATCACCAATCAGTGCAGGGAGTGCGGGTGTTTCATGAAACTTAAAACAAAACTTGCAGCAGCTGTTTGCCCTATTGGTAAATGGTAGATGATAACTAAAGACTTGTTGTTTGAACTTCCAGAACCCTTATCGGAGCCAAAAATTGTTAAAAATTTTTTTACCGATGAGATGTTCGGTCGCGTAAAAAGTGTAATTGATAAAACAGGCCTCGGTACTGATTCATTAAAATATCATACGATGTACGCCAGATGGGAGGCATCTTCAATAGTTTTTGATGAAGATATTGAAGAATATTGTTTGCAAAAAGCTAAAGAAATATTTAATGACAATACATTAAAAAAAACTTATTTTTTTGCAACCAGATATCAAAGAAGGGATTGCTGTGTGCCCCATCTTTGGGAACACGTAGATCAAAATGGAACACAAACAACTATCGATATAACAATTGAAAATACCGCTGGTTGGGGGATTAGCGTGGAGGGGCTGGAGTTCGAGCAAAACCCTAATGACGCAGTTGTTTTCTGTGGTCAACAGCACACGCACTCTCGTCCACCTTACCCAACAAAAGATTTGGATAAATACGTTACAGTTTTATTCTTGCATTTTACGCAGCCAAATCACTGGATGCAAAAAGAAAAAGGTGGAATTGCCAAGTACGGCAGTGATGGGAATATTAGATTTTTTAATCGTAATAGATTCCTACCGCTTCCTGACGGTCCGATAAACCAGCCGATGTGCGAATGTCACAACTACTGGCACATGGTAGACCTATACAAGACAATCGTTGGTGATGCAGTATATTCAGATCCAGAATTAGTAGACACAAAAATAATTGATGAAAACGAAATTGCTCCAGGAATCGTTGAATATCGAATATCAAAAGAATCATCTAGAATCCTTAAAGGGCTAATCCAAAACTCGGTTTATCACCAATGGAAACCTGCTGAAGTTTTATATAAAAACAATGGTGCAAAAGTTGACCCAGATGTAAGAAGTTGCTTTGTTTACTATATGAACGAGAAGGAATCATCTTGCCATCCACAAGATCCAATTAGAAGAGCAAAAGAGTCATTGCAGACAATAATGAGTTCCGCCGTTGAGATGTACCGAAAAAGATACGATATTGTAAATTTAAAATCAACAAATACATTGCTTTTAAGGTACGAAGAGGGTGATGGTTTTATAAATCACATTGACGATCACCCAACCATGCCGAGGGTTGTTTCTGTTTCAATGTTTTTAAATGACAACTTTGATGGCGGTGAATTAGAATTTAAAGAATTTGGATTAAAAATTACACCAGAATCCGGAAAGATAGTTATTTTTTGTTCTGCATTTCCTTACTCTCATAAAGTAAACCCAGTTTTAAAAGGGATAAGATACGCTGCTGTTAAATGGTACGAATTCGCAAAGGCGTAACAATGGAGCATCAGTCGGTTGGCGACCCAAGATTTGGGATTTCCATATATAAAACTGAATTAAAAGAACACATAAGCACACTTATAGAGTGCGAGCTATCAACATCTAGTGATAAGTATTTTAAATGGACTCCAGCAACTGTTGGTTACTTTGAAACACCTAGACCAGACTACAGGAAATGTTGGGATTGCAAAATAGGAAATCAGCACATAGGTGTAATGCCTCTTGAGCTTGAATACATCTACACTGAAGTATCAGCGACAGTTAGATCATGTGTTGAAGACTACAGAAAAAAACAAAACATACACCCGATGGAATACATGGAAGCAATAAATTTTATAAAGTATGGAGTTGGTGAACATTTTGCACCACACAACGACCACGGACTTACTTATGTTTCTACGATTTCAACTGTAACTTATTTTAACAATAATTACGAAGGTGGCGAATTAGAGTTTTCAAAATTAGGATATAAAATAAAACCAGAACCTGGTGACGTTGTGGTTTTTCCGTCTACGTATATATACACGCACTCATCTCTTCCAGTTACCTCTGGTGTTAAGTATGCAGCAGTTACGATGTTCGACTATACGGATAAATGGCATAAATTTCATGCAGCAAAAGATCCAAACGAAAATATCCCAAGGATCGAAACTCCAGACGTACTCTGCGGAAATTTTGACAAAATAAATTAATTGAATTAGTAGCTTTTACCATCACCAATCATTCCATCGTCGCCTTCTAGATTGCGATTTGAATATATTGGGTTGTCTGAATCAACTTTGCTGTTGTACTTGGCTGCGTAATCCCAGTAGTCGTCATATATTGAATCGATCCAATGGGGTTTGCACCAGTCATCCATTTCGTTCGGCTCCACTACTTCAATTCTGACATTTACATCAGGGCTGCCCTGTGAGTAGAACTCTAGATATGCATACCTAATTCCATCTGTAACTTCCCTCACGCCGTGCGAAGCCACAAAGTTGGTGGGGAATATTACGATGTCTCCAGCTTTTGCTGACACATCTATGTCTAAATATGGGAAGTAAAGTTCTCCACCCATATAATTAGTGCCGTCAAGTTTTTCTTTTGCATCGACGCAATCGTTTATATACAAAAGCGCAGCAAGGCTTTGACGTGAACCGAGCTGACCATATGGGACATACCTCTTGCCTCCAGTTGCCCTGTAGTTAGTGTCATTATCGTTGTGCAGTCCAAGAAATGTTCCCTTGTCGTACCTGAGAATATGTCCCCTATTCCTCCACCAAAGAGTTCCGAGCACTAATGGGTATTCATCTATGTACCTAATTAGACATTTGTATATTGCGCGCTCCCAGTCTTGGAACAGCTGAACCATCTCTTCTTCTGTGTCCTGCTCAACTGGCTGAAGAACTCTAACAGGAACCATCTCAGCTTGTTCTATGGTGAACTTATTGCCATCTTCGTTCTCTGCATAACGAACACCATTTTTGTCGGTCTTATATTTCCATCTCTGTTCGTGAGCTTTCTTGCCGCGCGCATCAATCCATTTTGAAACTTTTGGAAAATCAACTTCAAATACGTTCTTGAAACGTAGTACAGCACCACCGTGATTTTCAAATTTGAGATTGCTTATCCCAAGCATCTCCTCTTGTGATAAAGGGATGCTTACAGCGTCGTATCTGCTTTGGTTCATGCCTTTATTCTAGATACGAATCAATGTGTCTGGATATCGCTTCTAGTGAAATATCTATTCCACTACGTTGATGCTTATTCGGCCAAGGCTTGTCGCCTTGTTCTGACTTGTCGTCGCCAGTTGAGTCAAGGACAGGGTTATGGTCTCTTCGTCCATCTTCCGTATACTTCTCAGCAATCCATGGGAAAGTTACTCCAAATTGATCCCTCTCACCAAGAAGGAATCCATTTGCAAAACGTTTTACTTTTGTTCCAGTTCTATCGATAAGAAACTTTTCGAAGTTTCCTCTAAGCGGAGTATAGGTCTTGAATCCTTTGCCCATAGGGTTTTCAATGTTTGCATTAGACCATGGTACGTATTCGTACTGGAATGGGATTCCATCTTCCCTAATATCTGCGGCGTATGCGCCAGTCAGATAGTTCCACAACTCATGCTGTTCTTGTTCTTTAACTGCTCCTGGAGCATAGTCTGAGTCGTATTTATGCTTGTCGTATCTTCCGTTTGTCAATTCAGAAAATTCATAAGTTGAACCGAAATTGTCAGCAGCGTACTTCTTGGAGACCATACCTGGGGTTAGGTCAAGGTTCAACCTATCTATATATGCCTGTATCCCATCCTGGAATTCAGGATAACCATGACAAACAAAATCGTCTACAACTATTGCCAAGATATTAAAGTCATCGTTTTCTTTGTATTTTTGATTCAACTCTTCAAGCACGCTATGTTGAGGGATATTCCCACATCCTGCAGCAACATTAAAAATTAAGGTGACCTTACCTTTTTGTCCTTCAAGTATGTTCTTTTTTTTGCCGTCTGCCGAAGAAACCTGTAGGTCATATATGGATACAGGCAAAACGACTTCCTCTATCTCCGAATTGAGAACCTGGTTTTTATTCTCCTCAGTAAGGTTTTCTGGGATATATTGTGATTTAGCCATGCATACATATTGTCACATTTTTACTGGATCCATATGAAGGCTGTTTCGTCTGACGGTTTTAGTTTCTCGGAGTTAGGCATTCCTGACAGCGGTGTCTATCTGGTAAATGGGCTAATGTCCAAATCCGATACAAGTGAGGCACTTGAGGATATTTTAAGAAATCCAGATTCATATTCGGTTTCAGGATCAGAATCACACGGGTTTGACACTGTAAGAATTACCAGTGAAAACATAGATTCTGCAAGAAAAATAATCTATAGGCTGGAGCAAGTGTTATCGGAAATTTTTAAACAAGAATTTAAACCTGTGATTTTGCCAGACATCAGAACTTCTATAAAAGTTCAAAAGACTGGACAGTCTCACCCTATTCACAGCGACTGCCACGAAGATACTGAGTCAGGAGAGGAATCCGGAACAAATGTTGTTTATTCTGCGATATTTTGTCTTTCAGATGACTACGTCGGTGGCGAAGTCGCATTCCCTAATGAAGGAGTGGAAATAAAGTTAGATGCCGGTTCTGCTCTCCTGTATCCATCATCTGATCACTGGCACGAAGTAAAGAACGTCTCTGCAGGAACCCGTTATTCTTTTCTTACTTTTTGGGAATAAGGATTAATTCAATTTACCAACAGGCACGTATGCCGATTGAGCGTTCCCAACTTCGGCCCTTAACTGGTTGAATTTTTCATAATGACCAGTTGAATTTTTATCGCCACCTTGACAAAACCATTGTAAGTAGGCATATCGTATTCCAGATTTGATTTCCTCGACCTCGTGGCATCCAGCAAAAGACGAAGGGTACATCACCACGGAAAGTGTTTTGCTCCGCACCGTTATTCCCCATTGTCTAAACCTAAGGTTTCCACCCTCAAAATCATCGTTTAGAAACAAACCAGCAGTTATGGTGTTGAATAAAGCAAATTGATTTATTGGATTGCCATCGGAGTCATATGGTATTGCGCTATCAGAATGCGGACCTATGTTTTGACCCTTTTCATATTTTATTAAATATCCGTTTGTTTTCCATTTAACAGAATCGATAACACATGGAAAAAGTCTGCAATATTCCACAAGACACAAATAAAGTGATTCATTCATCTTGTCAATAAACAATCTGTCAGAATCGGGCATGCCGTCGTATATGAGACTCATAAATCGACTCGGAGACGGATTGTCTAGCACATCGAATCTATAGCCTCCATCATTTTCTACAACATCTTCAGATATGTTTTTATAGTTTTGATTTGGAGTGTTTAATTCTGTATTTTTGATAAATGATTCAATTTCAAAGCTAGAAGCATTAATTGCATTATCAAATAGCACGACTCCGTTACCAAGATGAGTTGTGTCCATTAGTTCATGCTCTCTACTAATTTCCATGCTGCAGAATCCTTGGAAATGTTTATTGATGATAAATATTCTGCAAAGTCATTTCGGAGAGATGGCATATAAACGTTGGTTGCTGTCTTTGACAGCTCTGGTTCCTGCACGGGGTCAACAATGTGTTCGTTGACTTCTTTGTTGGGTGTTCCGTGTGAGTACCAACCAAGATAAGAATATCTACTTCCATATGTAACCGGTGTTACTTCATGCGCAGCAATATAGTTAGAAGGGAACATTAGTATGTCACCGGTCCTAGGAGTGTAATCTATGTCTAGATAGTTGAAGTAATGATGACCGCCATCAAAGTCCTCGTTTAAGTAAACAACGCAAGACACAGTGTTTCTTGTTGCAAGCTGGTCACTTGGTTGTGGATAGCCGTATGCATAGTCTGCACTTGTGTCTGAGTGACTCCCAAGAAACTCGCCACCATATTCTGTTGAATACGAGACAAGATGTCCTTTTACCTTCCACCAGACATTTTTGTAAGCCAATGGAAATAAAACAAAATACTTTAGTAAGTATTCGTCTTTTGATAACTCGACAAAATCCAAAAATGCTCGTATCTCTTTATCTTCTGTTCTATGAATCTGTGAACCTCTGCGTGGCATTTTGTTAACGCCATCAGCATCAAATATGTATCCGCTTTTATTGAGGAAAGCCGGCTCTCCTGTTTCGGGGTTTGTGGTTGGAGTGTACATTTCTGATCGTTCTTTGCTTATTTGGGCTTCAGCAAAATCGGTTACCCATTTAGAGTCAAACTCAATGGCACCCCTGAATACAACCACGCCTCCGCCAAGATGCTCTCCCTCAACGTTTTTGTATATAGCGTCCATGTGTGTATAATAACACCATGGAGCATCTTGAAATAACTAACGATTTAGCCAATAGAGAAGACATGGGTTTCTATATGTGGCAAGACGTAACCCTGCCAAGGTTGATTGAAGATAAGTACTACACAAAAGGGCGAACCGGAGCAGAGGCTTTGGCTGCATTTTGGAAAGATGTAGCAGAAGGAAAACTGCCAGAATTGATGAAAGAGATAGACGCACCTGAAGAACTTGGGGTGTGTCATGGTGCCAGTACCCTTGCAAAGCATTTCTTCCAAGCGGGAAAGATTTATCTAGTCAGAGAGTAGTTAGTAACCTTTGTGGTCATCTGCTCTATTTCTATAGGCAGATAGCTCGCATGGAATGTTTTCGCCGTACTTCTTGTCTAGGTGGTTTCCAAAATCTTCAATAATTGTTTCCATCCACCATTGCCCACCAGATTGGTATGTCCCATCTGGGGTCATTGGTGAAATGCCGCTATCGGTTGTTCCTGTTCCCTGAGCAAACCAAGAAAGATACGAGTACCTGGAACCACTAGTCACTTGATGGATTTCGTGAGCGCCAAGATAGTTGGCTGGCATCAAGAGTATCGAGCCAGTTTTTGGCTTGATGTCAATATCAAAATAAGGGATTGTCATATTTCCGCCAGTAAAAGCGTACGGAACATCATCCTCCGTGCAGTCGTTGAAATAAACAAGTGCAGACAATACGTTCCTTGTTGCATGTTCTTTCTGTGGGGCCGCACCGTATCTATAGTTAACATCGTTGTCGCAGTGAAAACCCAAGTTTGCACCTTCATCGTAACAGAGAACATGCCCACCGCTTCTCCACCATAGGCACTGGAGAATTGCAGGGAATATCTCTATATAGTGAAGCAACGCTTCGTAAACAGCTTCGTCACACTTTTGAAAGAATGAATGCTCAAGCTCTTGAATCCTTACAGGAGAAGCATTCATCGATTCTATCGAATAGATAAACCCACCCTTATTTACAGCGTGAACTGGTTTTCCATCTTCACCATATACGATGTCAAAGTTCTCTGCTCGCCACTTGTCTTTTTCTTTTTCAAGATAAGAAATCAGTGATTCTTGTGGAATATCTATTGCGTTCTCAAATAGAACAGTTCCACCGCCAAGGTTTATCGGGTTCATGGGATATCCAGCGCAATCTTTATTGATGACTTTATTGTGTCATGCGAGTCTAGTGTTTCAGATTCATCGGCAAGAGGAGAAGAGGAAAATCTAAACCTCATAAGTGTTCTGCCATTCTTGCCGATTATGAATTTCTCGTAATTTGATGGCACTCGGTTAATTGTCTCGTTTGCAAGACTCTGACCCATTTGTGCGCTGTGACTCATATCCGCCATAGTGTCGTTATGTCGTCGTTTCGTATTTCCTTTGACAAAAGTAAAGACCTGATGCTCGTTGTCACCATTGACTTCAATCTTTTCCGATATTGGAAAAGTGACAAATGGATAATTATATTTAATGAACTTGTGTATTTCTTCGTTCCCAAGTGGTTCCATGCCGTAGAACTGATTGCACGGAAATCCAACTACTGAAAAATTTTCAAACATCTCGTGTACCCGCTGCAACTCCCACATCTTCTCAGATGTCCTAGCGTAAGACCAGAGTTTTGAACACTTCGGTTCATAGCCGGCTTTAGTTGCAATGTTTACAAACATACATACCTTCCCCTTAAGGCTTGAGAGCATGTCTTCTCGTCCGTCAATTGATTTTATGCCGATGTCGTAAACCGATTCCATTAGTATTTAGAACCTTCAAAATCGACAACCGTATGTTCACCAACAAAAGCCTTGCCAAATATTTTGCTTCCATCTATGGTTGCTTTCAATGACACCTGGGTTTCCATTGGTGCGATTATATTGAACCTACCTACAAAGGAGTTGTTGTTGTATTCAAAATCTTTTGACAAAGAACTCCCACGTGGAGCAGAGATTGTTTTGGCATCCCGATATTCAGATAATTCTGCCGTGTCATCAATCACCTCAAGGGTGTAATGCTCGGTGCCAAATGGTGTAAAAACATTAAGTTTGTACTTGTCGGGAAATATGTATTGCGGTTCCTCGTAATGAAAAGAACCATTTGATATTGCCTTTGGGGGGCACTCTTTGTGCCACAGGTTTATAACCAGCACGCTTCGCTTCCCAGTAATTACCGGAGTTGTTCCGTGGACTGTGTGGCCGGCGTCAAACATTACCAACCTGTTTGGCGTACATGCAATCCTTTCGCGCTCTTCAATCGGAGAATCCTGTATTCCCTCAAGACCGTCTTGGGTTCCATTGGGAACAAATGTTTTATGTATTTCTAGATACCCACCCTCAACACCCGTATTGATGTGCGGATAATAAACAGAACCCCAGTACGGACCATTGAGTATTTTTGTTTCTGCATACTCAAAAGTATCCTCATCTAGGTGTGTCGGAAGATTTTGTCCAACTTCAAAAGTCCTAGCCCAATACTCAAAACCTATTACATCCTGCTCTTTGCATGGCATGTTTGGTTTCCAGATTGCCTCAATAATCATCTTTGCTGTTGTGTCAGCTCTGCTATTCCACCAACCATCCCAGAACATGTAAGGCGCAAACACCTTTGCTCCCGGTTCATGGTACTGGTTTAGTCGAGAACCAATACCTTCATCAAACCCCATGGAGTTCGGAAACAGCTTCTTGTCATTTCTTATCAAAGAAAGCAGATTTTCGTCTTTTATGTAATCATCAATTACAAGCATGATCACACGGCACTTCCTGAATAATCGGACTTGTAATAAGAATCCCAGTCAATGTTTTGATCTGGTTTCTTTTTGATTATGGTAAAGCCATAATACAGGGGTACATGGTACATGTAGCAGTCATCCCTGTATTTGATATCCTCGTGAAACTCCCATATACCAGATGCATTGGTTTTATCAACATACAGAAAATTAGCATCCGAAACATTTTGCAGTACCAACACTCCACCCGGAGCGAGCATGTCAAGCCAGGCGTTGGTGCCAATAAGATAATTTTCTACATCCATATTCCAAAGGGTTATATAGTCAAACTTATTTTTAGATTCATCTAATTCTAAAACATCAAGCACGTCGTAATCGAAGTTGTCAAATGTTCCATAAATTGGCTTCATGAATTTTTCAAACAATAAAAGATGTTTGTTATTTAGAGTAGTTACTTTTGAGTTGAATCTTTTTTGTGCATCATAGATGCGGTTGCACTCTAAATCCAAAGATGAAACAAGTATTGATTTTGGTGATATAAGGCTGAATATCATTTCTTGGAACACTGGAGGAATCCACATTGATGTTTCAGTTGTCTCCGGAGGATCCACAAATGGGAACCATCCACCTATTTCAAGGTCTCCGCCTCCGGTAGCCACAATTCTTGGATCAGCTTCAGATTCTCCAAATATAAAATGAATTATTTTACTTGCGCATTTCCTTGATACATCTTTCAGGAAATTATGGTTATCCATTCCGGATGCAGAAGTTTTAGAAAATCCAACCGTTCTATCGCCTTTAAACTTTTCAGCTTTTGCCATGATCCACCATATATTTCGCAATGTGTCTATTGTGATGAAAGCGTCTTGCCATTCTGCTCAATATAAGATTTTGTTTTTTGACAAACTCGTCTGAAGCGATGTACGTCTGGGTTCCTTCTCCGCGAGTGGTTAGTTCATGCTTGTACTTGTACGTATTCCGAATTGCGTTAATTGCGTCATCAATTGAAGCATTTTGCAATTCTTCATCCGTAAATCCAAGGATGTACAACACAGACATAAAGCCCACATCGTTGTATCTGTAATCGGAATGAGGATCGTACTTATTCATCTTCGCCTTCATCAACAAACTGAGAATAAAAAAAACAATCAACGGTTCCATGGCCCCCGCTTATTATCCACGAACCAGATTTTTCGTCCCAGGTAAGTGTTTCGTTATTGATCGCTTTTACGTCAGTTGGTTCTGAGCCAAGTAACTGACTTTCGCTTGGAATCTCATTTGACATTTTTCAATTTCTCCAAGCTTTTCAATTCAGACAGGAGACACCTGTATGATTCGTACGGCAACTCTGATGGATCAAATGGGTTTATGGAATCTGAAGTTATATCGCTTGGATTGACGCCAAATATCATGGAAAGCGTTTCAATTGAACTCTCAAGAAACACAATTGCTTTCTGTCTAGCAATAGCTCTATTGTTTTCATCCATTATTGGGTTCCTGAAGTTTTGGTAATCCTGTAGTCGTTGGCCCAATTCTAACACCATCTGCATCAAGACCAGTTCTTATGCCTTTTGTCCAAGTCCAAGGCTTCTCTTGGTTATTCTTCATCTTCAAGTCCCCATATTTCTGACGAGAATCCATGAGTTCCTTATCGTCCCACATGTTTTTTACTTCGAAATCAACGTTCTCCAACACGGTGCTGTCAAACATTGTGAAGAACATAAATGGCATTCCTTCAGGAAAAACTGTTTTGCCTGTTTTTGTTAGTTTCCAGTTCATTTGAAACTCATCAGGCCACCAACTGCTTGGGATGATTGCTGATAGCGGAACCGCTCCATCTAATACGTAATTTGGAGAACCACCAATCCATGTTTCGTATCCTGGCTCTGTTCCGAATATCCACCCAGTTGAAAATGAGACCATGCCTATTATTCCACCATAGGCAATATCTCTGCCCTCGAATTGCCCACCTTCAAGAATCTTTGCATTTGTATTTCCGCCATCCCACTCGACAATGACATCATGCGGAAGAATCAACTCCCAACCGTAGACATTTGCGTATGTCATTGGCAGGCATTGATAAGCATGTTTCTTGTATGTTTGATCCATCCATTCTCTCTGGATCCTGGATTGTCTTATGTCAACTGTTTTTTGTGTTGATTTTGTGAGAGTAAATTTTGGCATTTTAAATCCATTCAAATTAAGTTTTTTGAAATACAAAACTTGTCATATAGTAGCGAGCTACGTCGGCGTCAAATGAAGATACAAAATGGCTAATATCACCGCTATGTACTACTAGTTTTCCAGGTTTTGGTTTTACTGCAAGTTTTTGTTTTGGGTAAACTAAATAACCGCCAATGAAATTATCATTCAAATACAAAATAGTTGAAAATTTTATACTTGAATTCCCATCCGTGTCTGCATGCAGGTCAAGACCATTGCCGTGAAGCGCTCTTTGTACTGCGTTAAATCTTCTCAGATAATATTTCTCCTGGTTAAACAATGATTCAATTTTGTCATAAACAGAATTTAGCAAATCGTTTTCGCTGAAATAGTGTTCAGTTATTTCTGGTCTATCCCCACGCCATTTTTTGCCACTAGTCTCCATGTGGTCAATCAAGACGCGACAATATTCTTCGCTCAAAAATCCTTCTAATTCAAGAATTCCGTCAAGCCAATCAATGCGCACAAAAAGATACTACATCTGATATTGTCCTATTTTGACTAAGGAGAGTAAATGTACTGGAACGGACCAGGCAGTGAATTGCCTCAAAATGTTGAATATGGCCCATCGTGCTCAATGGAGGGACAGGATCAGTGGGTATTGAATTTGTTTTCTGGCAAGAGGAATGGGACGTACGTCGAAATTGGTGGAGGTCATCCCCAATTCGGGAATAATACTTTCTTGCTTGAGAATTCATTTGGGTGGACTGGTTTATCCGTTGAGATAGACGAGGATATGGCTAGGTTGTACAACGAACAGCGAACCAACCCTTGCATCAATGCAGACGCAATAAGCTTTGACTACTGGTCGTATTTTTCAAATAACCACTTCCCAAAGCGGATTGACTACCTACAGATCGACATTGACGACAAACCAGCGAACGCAAATCTTCTTGGTTTGATCGCCCTGCCGCTAGCCGAGTATAGGTTCTCGACAATAACTATCGAGCATGGATGTATCACCAATTATAAAAATTCAGAACTCCGGAGTGCACAAAGAATGATTCTTGATTCATTTGGGTACAGGCTTATAGTTCAAGGGGTTAATGAAGACTGGTGGATTGACCAATCAGTTGTTCCTTATGAAAAATATGGGTATCAATTTAGGATTGATTGAGTTTTTGTTTTTGCGCTTCCGCTATATCCAGAACCACATATTTTGCCGGTGGTTGACATTCATTGATTACCCAGAAGTCGTCAGTATGAAGACGGGCTACATCATTGGACTTGTCTCCACTTAAGTACATGGTTCTTGGTTCAAAGTCAGCAAATGCCGGATTGTCTTCATCTGGAATATTTTTGTATTCGCTTAACGGCCAGCCCCTTATTGCTCCATCGACATAGTCAACTTCTGAATTATTAAATGCTTCGATAATCCAATCTATGTCGTTTTCACATAACCCGTTGAAATCAACGTAGATACCACGGTACTTGGTGTTTATCGCCATTTCGGCGTAAGTTCTCCAGTCACCATCTTTTATTATACAAAAAACATAGTTGCAAACATCAAAAAGTTTTTCAGGATTTACAACATCTATAACGCCTGCTTCAATAGCGTTTTTCTTTGTTATTTCAGACCGCGATTCAGAAGCATGGAAAACTTCGTGTCCGGAATTAATCAGTGAGTGGGCAAGAGTTGCTCCCATTTTACCCATTGATATAACTCCGACGCTTGCCATTAGTAACCCTGTGATTGTCCGTACGTGTAGTGCTCTGGCTTGTGGGTTCTGTCGTTGTAGTCAAACATTGTCACCGCCGCATACTTCACTCCGCTTGTAATTGGCTTTGACGCATGAGCATAGATGAATGTCGAAGGAAACAAAACGATGTCGCCATACTCCGGCTTTAGAACTATGTCCAAATACGGAAACCACAATTCTCCACCCTCGTAGTTATCGTTTAAGTACATCACCGAAGAAACTGTGCAATTGTAAGAAAAACCGTGGTCAGTATGAACGGCAAAATGTTGACCAACTCCATACTTAACGTAGTTGATCGCTTCCATAAATTCCATATTTATGTTGTATCTACTCTGGTAGTCAACTAAACATTTTCTAAGACCATTATTGGTGTCTTCGTAAATTGATTTAATTTCTGAAAATTGTGGAGGGCAGTGCCGCAGGTGGTCAACTCCGATTTTGCAGTCAACACAATCTCTGTACTCGGGCATTTTTACCGAGTCTCCGACAAGTGCTTCCATCCACATATACGGAGGAGTCTGGCTGTCCCCTATGGTTGACTCAAGCCGATTAACCAGGTCAAGTTCTTTTGGCAATGCATTCTTGTAAAGAATTATTCCCAACATTGGATTTCCGATATAGACGCTGTTCATGATTAAATTCTATACATAATCAGTATGTATATGGCCCCTTTTTGCTAAATCTACGTTTAATAATCAAAAAAAATATTCTTACCGCTTGCATCATGCGACAATGTTATTACATACTGGGGCATCTTTGTGTAGTGCATTCCACATTAAAACATCGTATTTATCATTAATCAACGGCTGGCCTTTAATGTTTAGGCTTGTATTTAGTAGCACTGGAATACCAGAGTGCTTTTCCCACTCGATGAGCAGGTCGTATAGCCCTGGATGCTGTGCTCTATTTACTGTTTGAACTCTAGATGTTCCGTCTTCATGAACAACGGATGGTATTAGATTTGGTTTTTTGCATTTAATCGCGTACTGCATGTATGGGCTTGGTCTGTCAATGTCAAACCATTTTGATGCTTTTTCTTCTATGACAACTGGGGCAAATGGCCTGAACATCTCCCTGCCCTTGATCGTATTCACCAAGTCTTTTACAGATTTGTCACGAGGGTCAGCAAATATGCTTCGGTTGCCAAGTGCCCTTGGGCCATATTCAGCCCTGCCAGACGCCACTGCTGTAACTTTCCTGTTGCTCAACTCGTACATTGCTGAACTAATTGGATATTTACTCTGGATATCTGTTCCGATGTATGGTCCGGTCCAATTTAGATGTTTACCGTAAAGAGCTGCCGCAGCGCCAAGGCTGCTTCCTGCGTCTCCGGGATTTGGCATTATCCATACCTGTTCGTAGATACCAAGCAATCTGGTGTTTGCGGAACAGTTGAGTGCACACCCACCCATAAATACAAGATTCTTTTTGTTTGATTTCTTTTTTGCAAACGACATAAATTCTATTAGTCGCTGTTCGTACACCGCCTGAACAGCTGCAGCAATATCAAACTTATTCTCTTCTGTGACTTTTGGTGCGAATTTTTTTACTCCATAATGAAAGTTTTCGGTCTGTTTTTTGATTGAAGGGAAAAGCGAAGAGATCTCGCTAAAGTACCTTCCTGGGTTACCGTAAGCAGCCATTCCCATCATGATGTACTCTTCCTCGTTCGGTTTGAGTCCAACTAGCTGGGTAAATGCCGTATAGAACAATCCAAAACTAAATGGGTATCCATCAGAGTAGATTTGCTTTAACTTATTGCCCTCACCAACCCAGATGCTTGATGTCTCAAATTCCCCAATTGCGTCAAGAACAACAACTACCGCGTCGTCAAAGTTGCTAGTAAAATATCCTGCGCAAGCATGTGAGTAATGATGCTTGAATGTGGTTATCTTCGAGTTTGAGAACATCTCCTTGACTTCGTCAAATGAAGACCCAAAGCCACCAAAAAAACTTTTTCTGATTGCCTTCAATGCCGGCTTCTCGTAATAGGCTATCTTTTCCGGTTCCCCAAAAGATAATGCCTCGGAAAGCAAATCATCGTTTATGTTGCTATCGTTTTTTTTCTTACTGTAACGCTCTGAGTGTCCAGCAAAAAGAATCTCTCCATTTTCAATTACTGACAATGAAGCGTCATGAGAGCAGGAATTAATTCCCAGTATCAGCATGTTGTGTCTTTGGTGTAAAGAATGCTTGCATCATGTACCTTGATCCAGATGTAACAGGATTTATTCCATGGATCATTTCTTCGTCCCAAACGTTGCTTAAAAGGATTAGAGAGTTTGGCATTGGCTTGTACTGCAGGCCGAGAGCTGGAAATATATTTTCCCCACCTTCGTAATCATCGTTGAGATAATAGACGGATGCGTAGTGCGTGAAAGCTCCTGGTGTTTCCATAAAAACACCGTCACAGTGAAGATGCATACTCCCGCCAGTATTTATCTTTGTTATGGCATTTCCAAACTCGTAAATTACTTCTTCATTCCAAACATCTTTAACTGCATCAACCGTCATGTCCATGCACTTAGAAACAATTCCATTTATGTACTCGTCATCTGGCCAGAACACCCAGAAACCAAGAGCTTCTGTTGGCGGATAACCAATCTGCTCAATTTCGCCAGATTCTATTTTTCTTACTTCTTCGTCTGAAAGTATGTAATTTTTTCTGTACTTTACACCTTTAAGTCTGGTGTGCTCATAGTCCCTCCACCGCAATCCATGATTGGTTGGAAATGGTTTGAATTGTGAATCATTTGCAAGCGCACAAGACTTTAGTGCTTCCCATTCATCTGTTGGGAGAAAGTCTTTATAAATCATTATTCTTGGTGTTGTCATGTCACTCCATAAAACTTTCAACTGTATAAAATGCTGGAGAAGTAAACCGTTCTCCAGCAGTAACCATTTTTACTCCATGCAGATAATTAATATCTCCAGGATGAAGAACGGCTAGACCTGGCTCTGGCTTTATAACGATGTCGTGCTCGGGGTAATAAAGTTCGCCGCCTTGAAAATCATCGTTGTAATAGAAAAGCGAATTGATGTCATAGTCGATAAACGGGTTCGGTGATCCATCAGGCATTTGTTTATCAGCATGAGGGCGTTGCTCTATCCCTGGAAACCATCTAATCAAACATGGTGGACGTTTGCTGAGTTTGCATTTGAAAACTTCACCAGCGGCAACAGCCATTTTGTCTATGTAAAAGTCAATTAAATCGTATATTTGCGGATCAAGTCTTTTTATTATGTCGTGAGTACATTGCCTGTTGTTCCAATATGAAGCATCGTAAGTGCAGGTTCCGTCTTCTGCATATTCGTTTTCATCTTTTTGGTTTGCCCACTCAGTGATGTTTCTTGCAAATTTAACTATTCTTGCAACATCATCTTTTTCAATGAAGTTCTTATATACGCGTATATTCCAGGCGGTAGTTCCAAATGTCCCAGGTGGCACTGGCCATGGTGATTCGTTACTCGATAACATAGAGGAATCCATTTTGCTCTTCACAAATATTTTTCAGAATGTTTACGTCTTCACTCAAAAGAGAGTTTTCCGTAAAATGGCCAACCAGGGCATGCCTTGTGGTCTGTTCATTTTTTGGTACTGAGCCGCTATGAACGGCAAGACCATTCCAGATTATTGCGTCACCAGCTTTGCCCTCAAATAGAAATGATTCTATTGATTTTTTATCAACCATATCGAGATAGTACTCGTAGCAGACCTTGTCGTTTTCTTTGCAATTTTCATTATTAATTATCGACTCGTCTACCTGCCATTTGTGTGACCCAGGAATAACTTCGAAAGGTCCGGCGTCATGATCAACATCTTCAAGACAGACTGATATGCCAATAAAATTATTTGGATTTTGGGGGTTTTGTGTGTACGGCCCAAAATAGTCTCTATGCCACGGAATTCTTGATGAGGAGTATCTAGCTTCTGACAGTCGTAATGCGTATCTAATCCCTGTAAGTTTAAGAAAGTCCCTAAAGGTACTACAAAGAAGAATGTTTCTAATCTCAATATTGTTTTTGTATTCTTGTCGACTTGGAAGGTACGTTCTGTCCGGTGAGTCGCCTAGAAAATCTTCTTTTGAATATTTATTTTTGTATTTTTCTATTAAGTCTTCTGATACAGCAGCGCTGAGTACAACAAATCCATTTTCTATAAATTCTTCATATTGTTGCGCAAGAACGGATTCGCCCATGCGCGAATACTACTTGAACCTAGGAGGGAAGAACGGTGGGAAGAACGGTGGAAAGAATGGAGGGAAGAATGGCGGGAAGAACGGCGGGAAATAAGGAGGGAAGAATGGAGGGAAGAACGGCGGAAAGTAAGGAGGAAAGAACGGTGGGAAAAATGGCGGAAAATAAGGTGGGAAAAACGGCGGGAAGAATGGTGGGAAATACGGAGGAGCAACAGGAGTTACTGAGTTTGACGCCACAGAAGTTTGAGAACCATAGACAGAAGACGCCCTTACGGTGAATGTGTAGGCGGTGCCATTAGAAAGGCCTGTAACGGTGATAGGAGACGCTCCAGAGGCTTGAATGTTCCCTGGCGATGAAATGGCCGTATAAGTAACTGAACCGGTTCCTGTGGCTCCTGCGGTGTACGTGACGGTAGCTTGAGCATTTCCGCCAGTCGCGGTTCCGATCGTTGGGGCTGCAGGTCGCGTTCCAGCTGTTACCGAGTTTGAAGACGCAGATGTTGCTTCTCCAAAAATAGTTGAAGCCTTGACAGTAAATGTATAAGCCTGACCAGCAGTGAGACCAGTTGCCGTAATAGGACTAGTTCCAGTGAAAGTCAATGAACCAGGCGTAGAGGTCGCTGTATAAGTAACGGTCGGGCTTGTTCCTGTTGGTCCAGGTGTAAAAGGTACGCTAATGGCATTGTTGGTATCCACAACAATTGCTGCAGTTCCTATTGTTGGCGCGGTTGGACCAGCACCCATTACGAGTTCTGCGCTCACACCAGAAACAGCTTCAACTCCACTTGAAGAAACTGCAAAAACCCTAAAGGTTCTTGTTGTCCCTTGGGTCATTCCGCTTACAACAATTGGACTGCTATTTCCTGTTGCGAACTGACCAGTGTCAGACTCGGCTCTGTAGGAAACAGTTCCTTTTCCGGCATAAGAGCCGGGGGTGAAGTAGACGCTTGCAGATGTTCCGGTTGCAAGCAGTGGGGTACCAATCGTTGGCGCAGACGGTTCTTTTCCGCCAGAGTCGATTTGATTGTTGCTTGAAACGGCCATAATTTATGAAGCTGAAAGGTCTCCCATTACCACCCATGTATCTGATGCTCTTTTAAGAAGAGTAACACCTGACCACTGGGCTCGCATGTAGACACCAGGGGTTGCGTTTACAGTCACTCCACCGCCAGCGAGAATTCTTGTTTTCCCTGTTCCAACTTGTAGAACTTGAATTTGCGTTCCAACCGGGAAAGCAACAACAGAGTTGGCTGGAACTGTCAAGTCGTTTGCAGAGCCGACATTCATTTCAATAATCTTATTTTTGTCAGCCAATACAAGTGTGTAACTTGCCGTCTGAGCATTTGTGATTATGTCAGCAATTTTTCCTTGAGCAATATTAGCCGTAGAACTGATATCTCCATCAACAATTGTGGAGTCAGCAATCATCGATGATGTGACCGTCCCTGAGTCATCAAGAGTGACTGCAGTACCGGCAATTTTAGTTTTTGCAATTGCTGCTGAAGCATTTATGTCAGCATTAACAATCACCCCAGATGCGATAGATGTAACACCGGTGTTACTTATCGTCACATCTCCAGTTTGATCTACTGCTGTTGCGATGCCAGAACTATTAAATACAATTATCTGTCCGGCAGCAGCTGGATATATTTTTGACAATCCAACCGTTCCGTCAACAAGAGAAGAACCACTTATCGAGTCTGCTGTATACATTGCTGTTGGAATGGTTACAAGAACCCAACCAGAGCCGTTGTATGTCCATGTCTTTCCTGCACTTACGTGCTGGTCTCCGGATAGCGCTCCTGATGGAAAGTCAATTGCTGGCATGATTAAGCCTGTGCTTCAGTCCATGAAAGACGAGCAAACACTGTTGCCGAAGAGGCACCAAGGTTACGCACCATAATATGGATGACGTCTGGACCGTCTGGGTAGATGCCGGCAGTTGTTGTTGTTCCACCGCCACCAAGAATTGAGTTACCAAGATCTCGAACTGCTGCAAGGTCAATTGAGTTGGCACCAGTTCCGACGAAGAAACCTCCAGTGACTTCACCACCAGTAATCGTTGTTGTTGTACCGCCGTAGTCAGCAACCTGAGCAAGTGACGAAGTTACTGTGAACGGCTTAGACCATGTTTGCGATGTTGACGGCACACCGTTAAGAACAGCCGTAATCAGCAAGTTTGCTGAAGCTGTAGTAGTGGTAACGTCCAGTGCTCTCAATACCAATTGCATTCTGTTGATAAGTTCACGTGCACCAAATGCTGCAGAAGTTCCGTTGTCTGCAGAAGGAGAAACTCTGATTGCAAGCATGGCGTTAGTGGCACCGGCGGCTACAGACACGGATGTTGTAGAACCGTAAGTGAACACGAGCGACTTATCATCGTCGTAACGGCCGTCCATGATTGCTGAAGTACCCCAGTGAGAAATGGATGGTGCATAAGTTGGAAATGCAAGTTCAACACCAATTGGGTTGGTTGCCGAGTAGGTCCAAGCAATCGGACCACTTGTTCCCATTGGTATTACGTTTACTGTTGGGTTGGCTCCAGTAACAGCAGCACTCAGCTTAATGTTTAATCCGCTGATTTGCTGGATAAACGTTCCGTCTGGAACATCTGTTCCGTTAACTCTTTGTCCAACCTGAAGACCAGAAGCGGAAACAACAGTTCCATCGTTGGAGCCGGCAGCAATCGTCAATGCAAGTGATGCATTTCCTGTCTGCTGTCTAGTCAAACCAGTGAATGTTGTCGCTGTTTTGCCAGTGTAGTTTACGTACTCCCAGCCATGAGTCTGATTGAAGCAAGCAAGCGTTCCCGAGTTAGGGAATCCAGTCGTGCTACTCACGTTCATCGTTGTTCCGTTGTTTGCAAGCGATTGCGACATGTAAGTAAACGGTGGCTGAGCTGTAGTCTCATATCTCGCAGGAAGGTTTCCTGAACGCATGTACGCTTCAGAGTTTGTGTTGTTGTTAACAATCTTGTGGCAGTAAGTTACTTTTCCATTGGTTGCACGCATTCCCCATCGAATTGAGCCAGCACCGTACCAGGAGTAGTCAATGTAGAACATTTGCATCTTTGACAGGTCAACGTTGTATCCAGAAGGTCCAGTTCCGTCAAACTTGTCAAGATTCCATTCAGACTGCGCGTATCTCTCGTCTACGGTTCTAGAGCAGATTACATAGTCTGTTGTTGCACCACGATACGCAGGGCTGATGGTCATTGATGTATCGCTTGCAATGTCCGTAATTCTGTAAGATGCTCCACGAAGAACGATTCTGTCCCCAATGGAAAGTTGTTTTGAAAACCTTGTTGGGAATGCCGCGTTTGTTTGCGAAACAGTGCAAGAACCAAATGTTGCAGTAACTTTTCCAGAAATCTGGAATGTTGATGATCTCTTAACTACCCAAAGTGTCTGTCCGTCAAACTCAAAGAACACTCCGTTTTGGTCATCAAACAAACCAATTCGGTTTTCGTTTCCATACCAACCAGTTACGGTGATGTAGTAGGGACCAGAAGCGGTTGCTGCCGATGGAGTAGTAGCTGGTGTGTATGTGAAAGTATTGTAGCCAGTAATCGTATAAACAGAGAACGTTCCGTTGTAACCGGTTTCGGTTGCACCGTAAGTCACAATTACCGAACCTGGGTAGAGGTTGTGTTTTTCTTTAGTCTGAACAGTTACCAGACCGGTTCCAGCAGAGTATGTCAGCGAGTCAACTTGAAGAGCTGGCTTAAGCAAAGTTCCAGATGACATCTGAATACCCTTGCCTGACTGGTAACGGAAGTAACGACGGGTTTGGCGAATAGCGGTCTCGTAGTTTGATGTTCCGTTGTTTGTGAAGATAACGCCACCATCAAATGGTCTATGTAAAAACTGTCCTGATGGAACAACATAAACTGCAGCAGAAGAAGCGGTCAGTGTTCCTGTTGGTGTTGCTGGAACATAAACAACAAATTGTGTTGCACTTATAATTCTTGCAACAAAGTTTGAACCGTTTGGAGGGTTGGTACCTGAAGTCGTAATACCCGTAAGCGCAACTTCGTTACCAATTGACAATCCATGAGGAATTGTTGTAGTAACGGTTACTGCGTTTCCTGTATAAGAGACAGTTGGTGCTCCACCAATTGCAGCCCCAGTATAAAGTGCACCGGTAAAGATAACAGTCTTGTTAGCATCAAGAATTGATGTAACCGAGCCAGTGTTTACAGCCTTACCCGTGTAGGTGAAAGAAGTGTTTGACGTAACCGACTCAACAAGGTAGTTCCCGTTTGCAATAGCAAGATAGGTGTCTCTTACGGAGATTGGCGTACCAACTGCAATACCTGCAGTGCTTGGGAGCGATACGGTAACCGTTCTTGACGACGTGCTCATCGTAATTGCCGTGATTCCGGTAACTGGTGATGCTAAGTCGTACACGAACGGACGAGCACCAACATTTATCATGTTTTCCCATTTGGAAATCTGGGTACCATATTCAAAGTCAGTGTCAATCAACGCCTGTGGAGACGAGATGCGCAGCTTTTGGACTGGGTCAATCAACACCTCTTCAGGTGTTATTGGTGTCAGACCTGCAGGGATTTGATTGGCTGCCATTATGCAATCTCCATTCCACTGATGTGGAAGCTAATAGAAGTGGCGTTTGCACCACCCTTAATTGTTTTCGTTGTAGCTAAAACTTGTTTAATGTCAAAGGTAAGAATACCTTTTGCTGGCACTACTACTGCTGACGCAAATGGAACGTCATCTAGGGACAGGGTGAAAGTTCCATCCGTTGCAGCAGTATTTGTAACAATTATGTTGGTAATAATCGTCGTAGTCGAGGACGGCACTGTGTAAAGAGTCGTGCTAGTAGTTGTAGTTGCTGCACCTCTAAATAGTGCTTTAGCTGAGTTAGCCATTGATCGCTCCAGTCATTTAATACGCTCCCATGATAGACGCAATTTCAACGTCGCTAGTGTTAGTCGAGCTATTAACAAGTATCCATGCACTGTCGTAATAGACGAACATTTCATCTGTTGTGCTCTTAAACCACAATTGTCCGTTTGCCGGGTTCGAAGGCGCGGATGCTGCCGTAACAGCACCAATACCAGAAGAACCAATTTCGACCCAGTAAGAGTCGTAGTAAACAAAAGTTATTGCAGAGTCGGTCTCAAACCAGAAGTCACCTTGGTCGGGAGAGCTTGGAGGGGTTGTCCCCAGAGACATCTTTGCGCCTGAAGCAATAATGTGATAGTTGCTTCCGTCACTTGTTGCTTCCCATCTATCATCAGTTTCGTTCCATCTGATGGCTACGCTTGCGCTTGTTCCTCTGTCAATAACGATAGTTCCATCAACTGTTGGAGCTCCAACCGTCCCAGCATTCAAAACAATCTTACTGTCAGAAACGTTTAGCTCGGACGCGTTGCTTGATTGGCTGTTTGTGGCATAAAGATTTGTAACTACAAGCGTGTCAAATTGCACTGAAGCATTTGTTCCAACTGCTTGACCAATAGAAATTGTTGGGGTTGCTCCCTCTCCAGAGTTTCCAGTAATCGTTACGCCGGTTCCCTCTGTGAGATTGGCTACATAATTTCCAGTTGTGTCTGTCCCAAGCGCTACAGAGTCTGCAGCAATCGTGGCGGTCAGCGTTGCATTTCCAAGATTAGTAAGCGTTGCTGAACCGGTCAAATCTCCGCCAAGAGTTATAACAGGAGAAATTCCAGTAATAGTTGGACTTGTAAGCGTCTTATTGGTAAGTGTATCGGTTGTATCAGTACCTACAAGTTGCGTAGTTGCATTTGGAAGTGAGATTATTCTGTCTGATGTGGCGTCAGTTGCAACAATTGTCGTCTCAAATGAGTCGTCAGTGGATCCTTCAAAAGTTATAGCACCACCAACATAAACAAGGTATGGACCAGAAGCAATGTTTGCTGAAGGGCCAACGTTAGGTTGGTAGGTGAATGTTGAGGATGCTGGGACTGAGGTAATTGAGTAAGTTCCGTTGTAGCCAGTCTGAGTTGCACCAGACACGGTGATTCTTGCGCCAATAGCAAGACCATGATCAACTGCAGTAACGGTCACAAGGTTGCTTACGCCACTGTATGTAAGTTGAGTAGCATTTACCTGTGCATTTCCTACTGAAAGGTTTGCAAAAGATGGAGAGTTGGTTGTACCAACAGCCTGACCGATGCTTATTGTCGGGTTTCCACCTTCTGAGGCAACACCGTTGGCAAGCGAAACACCAGTTCCGGCATTTATTGAAGAAACATAGTTTCCAGCAGTATCAGCAGTTAGGTCAACTGCATCAGCAACCCAAGCGCTTCCGCTCCATTTAAGGAACTGACCAGCAGTTGGGGTGGCAACAGATACGTCAGAAAGTGCATCAAGTGCGTGTGTTGATATTGAAGAAACGGTTGCAGCGTTTCCAGAAATGCTTCCGTCAACGGATCCTGTCACATTTCCTGTTAGATTTCCGGTTACGTTTCCAACATGTAGACCGGTAGTCATACCAGTGACATCGCCGGTTACATTTCCAGTGAGATTTCCAGTTACATTGCCACTCACGCTTCCAGAAACGTTTCCGGTTAAGTTTCCAGTTACGTTTCCTGTTACGTTTCCAATGTGTAGTCCTGTTACGTTTCCAGTGACATCACCAGTTACATTTCCGAGAAGATTTCCAGTTACGTCTCCAGTGACATTTCCAATTACAGTTCCTGTATGTTGTCCGAAAAATGCTCCACCAAAAGAAGCAGATGAAATGGCCGATCCTTCAATGTCGGTTGCATAAACTCTTGCAAAGTTCACCGAAGAAGATGTCTGAACATCCTGTCCAATCGAAAGGGTGTGTGTTGTGCCCTCACCGGTTGTGGCTGCTGTCGAAGAAACACCAGTTCCACCAGTGATGGTGGCTACATAGTCGCCTACGGTATTTGTTCCAAGTGTCACTTCTACGTCAGAAGTTTCTAGTCCAATTACTCTTCCGTATGCGTCTAATTCAATATTGTTAATAAACGCTAATTCAGTAGTGCCAACAGAAGCTGTTGCGCTTATTCCTGGAAGGTCAACGCTATTTCCTTCAACCGTTAAACCTGAACCAAAAATTATTTGTGCAACACCTGTTACCTGAACGTAGTCAAGATCGTCGGTTCCGAGTACATGCGCCCCATTGGCTCCACTTCCAAAAGAAGCAAGCGAGAAAGTTTGAAACACATTTTCAACACCAGCGGCGATGTTTATAATCTCGCCGTGAGTAATCTGAGTAGCAGATGAACCATCCATGTCGTCAACACGCGTGAGAATCCAGTGGGCACTGATGCTTCCAACTTGAGTTACTTTATAAACACCGTTATGTTTTGCATCTGCTTGGTTTTTTACAAGAATTCTGTCGTATTGCGCAGCATTGGTGGAGTCAACAACCAAAAGAGCATTGGAGGATGATTCCAGCGTTGCGCCAATTCCATACCCACCATCATCATCGAGTGTTCCTGCTGTGTAGGTTGGAGAATTTGGAAGAACAGCATCAGTGGCGAGTCTTGCTGGTTTATGCCAGTGTTCTAATCCAAGTTGGTAGTCAAGTGAGTCTTGATTGACTATTGGAGAGTAGGTTGTTCCATCTTCTGATACTTCCCATTTGTCGTCAGTTTCGTTCCAGCGAATTGCCGTATTGAGCGATGTTCCTCTTTCAACTTCAATTCCTGCATTGAGAACTGGTGTACCAGTGACATTGGAGTTCAGCGTAATGAGGTTGTCTTCTACGGCAAGATTGTCTGTATTTAGGGTTGTAGTTGTTCCGTTAACCGTAAGATTGCCGCCAACAACGACATTCCCAGTTGTCTCAAGTCTTGCAAAAGAAACCGAAGAAGTGGTTGCTACAGCCTGACCTATTGCAATGGTCGGAGTCGCACCCTCCCCAGAGTTGCCAGAAATTGTTACACCAGTACCCTCTACTAGCGAAGATACATAACTACCAACCGTGTCGGTTGCAAGGTTGATTGGGTCGTTAATCCAGTTCGTGCCGTTCCAGCGGATTACGTCACCAGTTTGAACATCGTTGATTACAACATCGGAAAAATCGTTTAATACAACGTCATCAACTGAGCCAAAGAAGTAATCTAGGTCTTGCCAGTGGTTGGTGCCGTCGCCAAGCTTTATTTTGTTGGTATTAGACTCAAGACCAATTTCTCCGGCCGAAAGTACGGGATTGGCGGTATTCCAGTTGGAAGCCGTATCGCGACGGAAAAGTATCTTTTTATACGCCATTAAGCATCGCCTCCGTCAGCAACCTGTGAATCGTTTGCCTCGTCAATTTCAATATTGGCAAATCCACCGTCAATTATCGCAGATTTAAATCTTTGCCAACGGAACCCGTTCCAGCTCCAGGATTTACCTGCAACAGAAAATTCGTCATTTATTGACGGTGATGAAGGGAATACGATTGGCATACGGCCAATTATCTCACACGACAGTCTTTCATCGACACTAGTCTGTTGTTTTCGCTAGCTTTTAGCGGAAGCCTTCTTGTTATTGCTCGTATGCCCTTATGGCATATTTGTTAACAAAGTTTGCAGTTGATGTAGTAATTAATTCAGCAGGCAATGCACCTCAAACTTCACCATAAGGGAATTAAGTTCCGGTTTTGTCCAAGTGTTTGAATGAAATGTAGTCAGCGATCAACTAGAGACATACTGGAGGGTTGTATGAGCTCTTCGGATCTGGGAAGCATGATCCGCAGCATGGTTTTCCGTCGCAATTCGGACACACAGGGAATCCTGGGTCTACAGGGAAACCTGGGTCTACAGGGAAACCTGGGTCTACTGGTGCAGGAGTAACATTTGTAGTTTCTTCTATATAAACTGAATTAGAGTTAGCCCAACCCGGTCTTGAAACGTACACATATGTATAACGGTTAACGTTTTCCCCAAGACCAAACCAACCGTGGCACGAGCCATAAACGTCATTAGGAATTTCGTTATATCCATAATAGTTGTATGTTGCATCACCACCATTGCCAGGCTGTGCAAGGTTGTCGGTAAAGTAGTTGTCGTAACACCATGGGATGGAGTTAGTTGTTTCTGCAATATCTGAAACAATTGGAGTTGGAACTTTACCGAACAATGGAGTAACCGAACTTGAGGAAGACGAGTAGCTTCCAGTTCCGATGCCGTTTATGGCATTGACTCTGAATACATAGGCGGTTCCGTTAGTCAACCCAGTGACCGTTACCGAGGTGGCTGTTGACGCAGCGCGACTAAATGTAGTCCATGTTGAACCGCTATTTGACGAGTACTGAACCGTGTAATCGCTGATTGCCGAACCAACAGAGGCTGGAGCAGACCAAGAAACAGAAGCAGTTGTATTTCCATATGTTGATGGAAGACTAACTGTTGGAGCTGCTGGGGCAGAAGGAGCAGAACCAAGAACAAGCGAAGCGGAAGATGTCGACGCTAGTGATTCAGCAGCACTTGTTGACTCAATCGCAACAGCAGAGAATGTGTAAGTTTGTCCTGGGGTGAGTCCGGCCAGCATGGATACCGTTGTGGAACTAGTTGTTGCAGTCACACCATTGCTCGCAGTTACGCGATATGTAACTATCCCAGACTTGCCCTTATATCCAGTATGAGTGATTGTTATGTCTGCTGTTCCACCAGCACCTACAACGCTAGTTATTGCGCTTGGTGGGTCAATGAACTTTCCGCCACTGGCTTGATTGCCCGGAATCACGATGCCGCCAAGTCACCTATAACAAACCACTCGTTTGCATTTTCTGTTTTGACCAATGTGCATGATGAGTAACGTGCTCTCAAGTAGACACCAGGAGTTGCGAGAAGAGTTACACCAGAGCCAGCAAGTATTCGCGTCTTGCCAGTTCCTCTTTGAACAATAGTAATACTTGTGCCAGTTCCAAACGCAACAACCGAAGCACTTGGAACAGTCAAATCATTTGCAGAGCTTGAGTCCATAATAATGATTGTTTCTGCAGCATCACCAGCAGCAAGCGTGTAGTTGCCAGCTTTTGCGCCAAGCGTCTGAACACCAGTTGTTGAAATTGTTGCAGTTGAACCCTCACCCTGTGTGTGTGAGATGGAGATACCAGTGCTTGCAGACACATTGACCATGTAGTTGCCGACAGTGTCGGTGCCAAGGTTGATTGGGTCATTAACCCAATTGGCTCCGTCGTACTTTAAGAAGTCGCCAGAAGCAGCAGCTGAAGCCGAGACATTGCCGATGTCGTCAAG